GTCTGGTTTCTTCACAGAGAACACGCCTAACAGGTTCTGGATGGCGTTCTCCAACCCACGGCGCAACACGGGGTACTTCTACGAAGCGTTTAACTCAAAAAGAGAGTTCTGGTCAACCAAAGTAGTGGACGCCCGCACGGTTGAGGGCACAGACAAGCAGGTGTACCAGCAGATCATTGACGAGTACGGCCCAGACTCAGCGCAGGCCCACGTCGAGGTGTACGGTCAGTTCCCGTCTGAGGGCGACGATCAGTTCATATCGGCGTTATTAGTAGACGACGCGATGAAAAGGCCGGCGTATAAGGACGCCTCAGCACCTATCGTGATTGGTGTTGACCCCGCACGGTTTGGCGCTGACGCGACGGTTATCGCCGTCAGGCAAGGACGGGACATTGTTTCAATTAGGCGCCACAGGGGCGACGACACCATGACGGTCGTGGGGCATGTGATCGACGTGATAGAGGAATACAAACCGACATTAGTCGTGATCGACGAAGGCGGCTTGGGTGCAGGCATTGTCGACCGTTTGAAAGAGCAACGCTACAAGGTCAAGGGCATCAATTTCGGCAGTAAGTCTAAGAATCCCATCATGTATGGGAACAAAAGGGCTGAAATGTGGGGTGCAATGAAAGATTGGCTCAAAGGGGCGTCGATTCCGCTTGACAGATTTCTCAAAACTGATCTAATTTCGCCTATGATGAAGCCCGACTCTAAGGGTACAATCTTCTTAGAGTCGAAAAAGGACATGAAAGCACGGGGACTGGCCTCGCCTGACGCAGCAGATGCGATTTGCGTCACGTTTGCCTACCCCGTGGCCCACCGTGAGGCGCGTGAACCCACGCAGCGCCGCATGTATTCAGACAGGAGCGTGGTTGCAACTTCTTGGATGGGGTCATAATGCCACTTGTCAAATCAAAGTCACCCGAAGCCTTCCGCAAGAACATCAAAGCTGAAGTCAAGGCCGGCAAGCCGGTCAAACAAGCAGTTGCAATTGCCTACAGTGTCAAGCGCGCAGCGCCCATGAAGAAGAAATAAAATGGCAGATCCAACAGGCATGGTCGCCGCCGCTAACGTAGCGGCTGGTGGCAAACCACCAAAGAGTGACTCTGACATACTGACCGTCGCACGGGCACGTTTGGACATGGCTGTGAGTGCTTTAGCGGAAAGCCGTGAAGACGAAATCGACGACTTGCGCTTCTATGCAGGCTCGCCGGACAACCATTGGCAGTGGCCTGCTGACGTATTGGCCACGCGAGGCGCGGTGCAAGGTCAAACGATCAACGCCAGACCAACCCTCACGATCAACAAACTGCCGCAACACGTTCGTCAGGTGACAAATGACATGCGTCAGAACCGCCCCGGCGCCAAGGTCATCCCAGTGGACGACAACGCGGACGTGCAGGTGGCTGAGATTTTCAACGGCATGATTCGTCACATCGAATACATGTCAGACGCAGACGTAGCTTACGACACAGCGTGTGAAAACCAAGTCGCCTACGGCGAAGGTTACATCACGCTGATGACAGAGTATTGCGACCCCAACACGTTCGATCAAGACATTAAAATTGGCCGCATCCGTAACTCGTTCAGCGTCTACATGGATCCTTTGATCCAAGACCCAACGGGTGCGGATGCTAAGTATTGCTTTATCACCGAAGACTTGACCAAAGCAGAGTATGAGCGCCAGTACCCAGACGCTGCGCCTATCTCTACCTTGCAGTCGCTCGGTGTAGGTGATCAGTCGATTAGTAATTGGCTCAATGAAGACACTGTACGCATCGCCAGTTACTACTACATTGACTACGAAAAAGCCAAACTGAACATGTACCCCGGTGGGCAGACTGCCTTTGAGGGTACGCCTGAAGATAAGCAAATGAAGCTGGTCTACGGCAAGCCCAAGCGCACACGCGAATCGGTCAACCCCAAGGTTAAGTATTGCAAAATCAACGGCTATGAGATTTTGGAGCAGAACGACTGGGCAGGCAAGTGGATTCCTGTCATCCGCGTGGTTGGCAACGAATTTGAAGTTGACGGTCGTATTTACATCAGCGGCTTGGTCAGAAACGCCAAAGATGCCCAGCGTATGTACAACTATTGGGTGTCACAAGAGGCTGAAATGCTTGCTTTGGCGCCTAAAGCACCGTTTATTGGCTACGGCGGCCAGTTTGAGGGCTACGAAGACAAGTGGAAGACGGCTAATACCAACAATTGGCCCTATTTAGAGGTCAATCCAGACGTTACAGACGGCCAAGGCGCGGTCTTGCCACTACCCCAGCGGGCGCAGCCACCAATGGCCTCCAGCGGTCTATTACAGGCCAAAGCAGGCGCATCTGAGGATATTAAGGCCACAACGGGTCAATATGACGCGTCTTTGGGTCTGGGCGGTAACGAACGCTCAGGCAAAGCCATCCTTGCACGCCAGCGTGAAGGCGATGTTGGCACGTACCACTACGGTGACAACCTGACCCGTGCGGTGAGGCATGTGGCAAGGCAACTCGTGGATCTGATTCCTAAAATTTACGACACACAACGTATCGCCCGCATCATTGGTGAAGACGGCGAAACGAAAATGGTCAAAATCAACCCCGAGCAACAGGAACCCGTCAAGCAAATTGTCAACGATCAAGGCATTGTGATTGAGAAAATCTACAATCCGGGCGTTGGCAAGTACGACGTGGTGGCCACCACTGGCCCCGGCTACGCAACCAAGCGCCAAGAGGCGCTCGAAGCCATGGCTCAACTGTTGCAAGGCAACCCACAACTGTGGTCTGTGGCGGGTGACTTGTTTGTGAAGAACATGGACTGGCCGGGCGCGCAGGAAATGAGCAAACGCTTTGCCAAGACCATTGATCCTAAGTTTTTGGACGACAGCAACGAGAACCCAGCTTTGCAAGCCGCCCAGCAACAGATTCAAGCGATGGGTCAGGAGATGGAGCAGATGCACCAGATGATCCAAAATGTTGGCAAGTCGATTGAAATGCAAGACATGGAACGCAAGGATTTTGAGGCTCAGGTTAAGGCTTACGACGCTGAAACCAAACGCTTGGCAGCAGTGCAAGCCAGCATGTCACCCGAGCAGATCCAAGACATTGTTTTGGGCACTGTTCATGGCATGATTACTTCTGGCGACTTGGTGTCTGAGATGCCCGGACGTGAGCCAAATGAGATGATGCCTGAATATCAACAAGGAATGCCACAATGAAAGCCGCTGATTTTATTGGAATTTTATTCCTAGCCCGCGATGTAACGCACAGTGTTCACTTGAACACTCGCAGTTACAGCAAACATGTGGCGCTCAACATTTTCTACGACCGCATTATTGACGCGGCTGATGATTTTGCGGAAAGCTATCAAGGCCGGCACGGTTTGATTGGCCCCATCACATTGCACTCAGCCAAAAAGACCAGCAATGTCATTGAGTTTTTGGAAGATTCACTGGCGCAAATTGAAGCTGCAAGGTATGAAGTTGTTGATAAAACGGATATGTCTTTGCAACAATTGATTGATAATATCATTGAGATTTATCTGCGCACCCTCTATAAACTCAAATTCTTAGCATAAGGAACTACCATGTCCAATTACGCAGCCATATCAGCCACAACGCAGATCAAAACAAGCGCTGGCAAAATCAACGGTATCTTTGTGAGTAGCGCTTCTAGCACACCCACAATCACGGTCTATGACTCGTTTGCTTCTAGCACGTCCGATCCTGTGGTTTTGGCAACCTTTACGCCCACTGGAAACACTATGCACAACTTTTTCCAAGGTTTGTACACCAATAAAGGCATTTACGTCGTGATCAGCGGCACTGTTGCAGCAACCATTTCTTTCGAGTAAGAGGTCTATCTTGGCTAACGTAAAAATCACCCAGCTTCCCTTGGCCACCACGCCCTTGACTGGGACGGAGGTTTTTCCGTTAGTTCAAGGCACAACAACCAAGCAAGTGTCAATTACGGGGTTGTTCACTGACCCCACAATGACCAACCCACGTTTGGGTGTTGTTGGCCAAGCTGACTTGATCAACGCCACTGGCCTGCCAATTGCATCTGGCGTTGCGGGTCTTGGCACTGGTGTCGCCACGTTCTTAGGCACGCCCTCGTCTGCTAACTTGCGTACAGCGGTGACAGATGAGACGGGCACAGGCTCTTTGGTGTTTGCCAATGCTCCTGTTTTAGTGGCGCCTAATTTGGGCACACCTACATTCCTAGTCGCAACAAACGCAACGGGTACGGCTTTGGGTCTGATTGCAGGCTCTGCCGTCACCAACGCCAATTTGACTGGTGCTGTCACTTCAGTTGGTAACGCCACATCTTTGGGTTCATTCACGTCTGCCCAATTGGCCACGGCTTTAACCGATGAGACTGGTTCTGGCGCTAACGTATTTGCCACATCACCAACGCTTGTCACACCTATTTTGGGCACGCCTCAGTCTGGCAATTTCAGCACTGGAACATTCACATGGCCAACATTTAATCAGAACACCACAGGCACTGCGTCTAATGTGACTGGTACTGTGGCGATATTGAATGGCGGTACAGGGCAAACAACTGCAAATGGTGCTTTTAATGCTTTAGCCCCTAGCCAATCAGGACAATCAGGCAAATATCTGACAACTGACGGGACTAATACATCTTGGGGAACAAACCCCTTGGGTACGGTGACTAGCGTTGCTGCTACTGTCCCATCGTTCTTGTCTATTGCGGGTTCACCCATCACAACTAGCGGCACATTGGCGTTTAGCTTGTCGGGTACTGCATTGCCCACAACATCAGGTGGCACAGGCTTAACATCATTCACATCAGGCGGTGTGGTTTACGCATCTAGTTCTAGTGCATTGGCTACTGGGTCTGCGCTAACTTTTGATGGAAGCACTACTCTTACTCTTGTAACTGCTAATGCAACCGCAACTGTTGCAAAGTTTCGTGCTACCAACTATGGCAATTTAGGCACTACTTATATTTCGCTTGGCACTCAATATGACGATGGCACTTCACGCATAGGAAGTTTAAACCCAACAGGCAATCAATCTGCTCTTGTATTTGAAACAAACACATCTAGTTCTGGTGTTTGGCAAGAAGGTTTCCGTTTAACATCCTCAAGCCTTTATACGGCTAGTGGAATCAATGTAGGTATTGGACTGAGTAATCCATCAGCAAAACTTTCAACACTTGTTGCAAATGGTGTTACCCCATCAATAAGTATGGCTAACACAGCATCAGGACTAACTTACAGTTGGTATGCGTCAAATACTGCAAGCAATGGCTTTAATGGTCTTGGTCTATTTGATGGCACTGATTTTCGCTTAGTAGTTAATTCCTCAGGCAATCTAGGCTTGGGAGTTACTCCGAACACATGGACACTTGGTAAATCAATTTCTGTTGGCGATGTAGGTAGTGCTGTATTTGGTTTTGGTGGCTATAACTCGCTTACATCTGGGGCTTATTTTAATAGCGGTTGGAAATATTCAAGTTCATCTAGCAGTCAAAAACCCGCTTTGTTTGTTGGTTCTGATGGTGCATTTAGTTGGTCAACTGCTGCTACTGGCACAGCAGGAACTGCTATCTCCTTTACTCAGGCGATGACTCTGGATGCAAGTGGGAATTTGGGTATTGGACAGACTTCACCCGGAGCGAAACTTGAAGCCGCAGGTAATTTGAGAATTACAAATGCAACAGTCACAAACTCTGCAATTTTTCAAGTTACATCTGATGCAACTGGAAGCAATGGTGTAAACCTTGAATCAACTTATTATGGTTCTGGCGGTTTTGGGCCTATTAAATTTACGACAAGTGGCACAGAACGAGCCAGAATAGACTCTAGCGGTAACTTGCTGGTGGGGACTACGAGCAACCCTAACAGCGCAATAATTGCTGTTGGCCCAACTGCTTCTAACGGCATCAGCATTGAAAGCAACAGCACTAGCGTTGTGATGTCGCAATTACTTTTTAGAAATCCTAATGGTATTGTTGGCTCAGTAACAACTTCTGGTTCTTTGACCTCTTACAACATATCTTCTGACTATCGTTTAAAAGAAAATATTGCTCCTTTGGTAGGTGCATTGGAGAAAATTGGGCAATTAAAACCTAGCACTTATAACTACAAAGCAGACCCCACAGAAAACATTCACGGCTTTATTGCTCATGAACTTCAATCTGTTGTTCCTCATGCTGTAACAGGTGAGAAAGATGCTATTGACGATAAAGGGAATCCAGTCTATCAAGGAGTTGATGCTTCTTTCTTAATTCCTATCTTGACTGCGGCTATTCAAGAACAACAAGCAATGATTGAATCACTACGTCAGCGTCTTTCTGCCGCTAATCTTTAAGGACTGACATGACTAAAGATTTAATTAACCAAATTACTGATTACTTGTCATCTGGAGGCTTATTCAATCCAGAATTAGCTGACCACAAAAAAGTTAGAGATTTGTTAATTAAGTGCAGAGAAGCGTTAGAAACATTAAACACAGAGGAAACAGTATGACTACACAATACACATGGACAGTTACAGCAATGGACTGCTACCCCCAAGAGGACGGCAACACTGATGTCGTTTTCACGGTTCACTGGACTTGTTCTGGTACTGATGGGACTTACAACGGTTCTGTCTATTCCACTTGCTCAGTGCCCTTGACTGCTGGCACGTTCACGCCCTACGCACAGCTTACTCAATCTCAAGTATTGGGTTGGATTTATGCTAACGGTGTTGACCAGACTGCTACTGAAGCCGCAGTTGCACAGCAGATTGCAAACCAAGTGAACCCACCTGTGGTCACTCCTGCACTGCCTTGGGCCACACCAGCAGTTTAACGGGAAGCTGCCACCTGATCTTGGCAGCACATCAAAAGGAAACATCATGGGAAACGAAAAAAAGACCCCTGTGACTATCGACGAAGTTGAATACCAATACGAAGACATGAGTCCTGAGCAGCAAACCCTGCTCAATCATGTCGCGGATCTTGATCGCAAACTGGCAAGCGCCAAGTTCAACGTCGATCAACTCCAAGTTGGCAGAGAGGCTTTTTTCAAGATGTTGAAAGAAGCGTTGACGCCTAAACAAGAATTGCAGTAACATGCGACAAAACGTACTGGTGCGATCATCAGGGAATCTCAGGATTCAAAATGGACAATGAAATCTTAGCGGAAGTACCCGCGCCGGAACAGGAAGCAACGGCTGCCCCTGAACCCGAAGTTAATTCGCCGGAAGTATCGACAGAGCAGACAGACCAGCCAGCGGAAAAAACTTATACGCAAGCTGAAATCGACGCAATGATCGGTAAGCGCCTCGCAAGAGAACAGCGCAAATGGGAAAGAGATCAGGCCGCAAGGGCAGCAGAAACGCAAACCTTGAGGTCTATGCCAGCGGAAGCACCTAGTGCTGACAATTTTGTAAACCCTGAAGACTATGCGCAAGCACTGGCACTTCAGAAGGCCCAAGAACTTGTCGCTCAACGTGACGCCGCAAAGCAGCAAGCCGAGATCATGGAGGCTTATGCCGACAGTGAGGAGAAAGTCAGGGACAAATACGACGACTACGATCAGGTAGCCCGTAACCCTAACGTGCCCATCACCGAGGTCATGGCTGAAGCGATTTATGAATCTGACGTTGGCCCCGAAGTAGCTTACTACTTAGGATCTAATGTTAAAGAAGCGGCGCGAATCTCCCGTTTATCGCCTTTCATGCAGGCAAAAGAGATTGGAAAGATTGAAGCCAGATTGGCCTCTGATCCTCCGGTCAAAAAAACTTCAAACGCGCCAGCGCCGATTAGTCCGGTAACAGCACGTTCAAACGGTTCGCCGAGCCATGACACAACTGACCCAAGGTCAATCAAGTCCATGACAACCTCGCAGTGGATCGAAGCTGAACGTGCCCGCCAGATGAAAAAGTACGAAGCGCAACGCAACCGCTAATTTTTTGAAAGGACTAATATGTCTAATAGTATTCTGACGATTGACATGATCACACGCAAAGCGTTGGAGATCTTGGAAAACAACCTTGTTATCACACGTAACGTAAACCGCCAGTATGACGACTCTTTCGCTGTTGAAGGCGCAAAGATCGGCTCTACACTGCGTATCCGCTTACCTGATCGCGCTTTGGTTACTGACGGCGCCGCCTTGCAAGTGCAAGACGACAACGAGCAGTACACCACACTGACTGTTGCTTCACAAAAGCACATCGGTGTTAACTTCACCTCTGCTGAATTGACCATGCAATTGGACGACTTCGCAGAGCGTGTGTTGAAGCCTCG